TGTCGCTTCACATGTCATCAGTGACCTCACTCCAATGGAGTGCGTCACCCTTGGGCTCAGCGACGCCAAAGATGCCTTCATCAAAGGCGAGGTCCACTCTCAGGAGAAGTTGGACCAGCGCAGGTACAGGCTAATTTGGGTGTCCTCGTACGTGGATGTCATCTGCCAAAGCCTTCTACACAAAGCTGACAACGTCTTTCACATCCGGGCTTACCAGCTCGGAGCGATCGACGTCACAGCTATCGGCCTTGGACACCATGACGCCGGTATCTCGAGGATGGCCCAGGCGATCAAGAACCAAGGGCTGGAGCACTGCATCACCTCAGATGCCAGCGCCTATGACTTCTCTGTGCCTGGCGAGCTGATAAGGGCTGACGCGTGGAGGAGGTCGAGGAACGTCCCAAGCGACGAGGTGGCAGACCTTATCGAGACTTTCGGATGGCTGCTCTCGAAGCACGTGGTGAATAACCACGGTGACGTCTACGAGGTCTTGAAGGACGGCGTGACCGCTTCTGGCCAAGTCAGTACATCGGCACAGAACACCTTTGCTCGTGTCGTCATGGCCCACTTTGGCGGAAGCGTGAAGAATGTGGCGGCAGGAGATGATCTTGTGGCAAGCCCCGGCTTTAATCCCAAGGAGTTGGAGAAGCTGGGAGTGCGATCTCGTGATGTCATGGAGTGGAAAGGTGAAGTGAGCTTCACCAGCCACAGGATATGCCTCACCAAAGAGAAAGCAGCATTCGAGCGGGTCGAGAAGATGGTCTGGGGTTTGTACCATCGAGCCCATGACGAGCAGAGGAATGCCGAGCGATTCGGAGGCTGCTTGCACGTCCTCAGAAACACCCCAGGAGCGGTGGATGAGCTCCGCGACATCGCTGACAACTTTGTGCCTGGGTACAAGGATTTCATCGGCTACAACGAGACTCTCCTGAAAGAGTTCTTGTAGTCCGATCTTGTCAGCTATATGAGGGCAAGGCTCGGCATTTTGCCGGGAGGGAGGACGTACTACCCCTGAGGAATGCGTCCACGGCGCCCCTTCTCTCACCCCAGCCACCAAATGCGCTAAGGTAGCGCATTTCAGACCACCCTCGAGGAGGTCTTTCCATCGTTTGTGTCAACCCTAGAGGTAGGCACATTGCTTGCTTTACTTTTACTTTTCTTGTGACTTGCGGGTGTCCTTCACACCGCGAGCGCCCTTCCTGATACAACGGGAGCGCTACTGTCATCACAAGCAAATACACCACTACTTGAAGTGAACAACAACACTTGCGAGTGCAATTGCTTTGATGACCTTGACCAAGAAGCAACAGGCCCAGATTGCCAAAGCAGCCAAGGACCGCCGCGCGTCGCTTCGCGCGACCTTCGAGCGCCAGAACGCATCGCAGAAACAGGCAGCCTCGGCAAAGAAGGCCACCCCTGTGCAGCCGCGGCGAGCGCGAGCGATGGCAAAGCCAAGCCCCAGATCACCCATTGATCAGCTGACGCATGCCTTCAACGCATTCGTGCCTCGCCACTTGCCATTCGACGAGACGACAGCGCCCTACACAGTTACCAATCTGGTGGGCATCATCGAGTTCGAATCGTCGCACCTGCAAGACAAGGTGTTGGTTATCGCACCGCGGATGTACAACACGGCTGAGTCGTTCGGAGGGCAAGTACTGCAGGGACCTGTCGGCCCCATGACAGATTACCTCGCGATACTCTATGCCGCCGATTCGGTGCACACTTCTACTCTTCCGTACCTCAAGTCACTGCGGTCAGCTGTCATTGGCGCACCAGCGCACGGCACGACTCCGCAGCTTTTCTCTACACGAGGCAGACTTCACAATTTGTCTGCAAAGGTGGAGTGTCTTGGGATGAACAACGGCCTACTGCCACCTGGCGCTGCATACATTGGCAGGGTGCCAACGTTGGAGACGTATTCGTACCACTCAGAGACCGCAGATTCTTCGGACTTGCTAGCGTCGTGGGTGGAGCCTGCGATATCCACTGGCTTGTTGCAGAGTGTGCCAGCAGCTTCCCTCGTATCGAACCCGCTGACTTTGCACGCTACCGTTTCAGAGACTGTGGCTTACAAGCAGTGGTACGACTTCGCCGTCCCAGCCGTAAGCACGAACGTTGGGAACCTGCCCATCTCCAAGGCACTCGAGCCGATCGTCGTCTACGTGCCTAAGTGTGGTGCTGCAGGGGCTGAGGTCAACTACAGGGTAACAGTGGGCCAAGAGTGGTGCACACGGCATCCCAACAACGTCCTTTTGCGAGCCACGCAGAAGCAACATGACGCCACGCCACCAGGTGTATGGCATAGCGCAGTTGCAGCTGCGAAGCGTGTTGGTGACAGCCTGCTCGGTAGAGCAGGAGCGATTGCAGAGACTTATGCCATGCAGGCTGGTCACGCCGCAATCACCGCACTGACCAACACCGCAGCAAGGGCGTCGAGTGTGCCTGCCATCGCGTACGTCCCTTGACCCTAGCGACCGCGTGTCAGGAAGGTGTTCGCGCGAGCACCGTACAGTCGCGCGTAGACTGCTT